CCTGACCAAGGGGAGGACGACCTTCGGGCTTATCCTAAGCCCATAGTGCTGAAAAGTGCACCAATTCACTACAGGAGTATACTATGACATACATTAGAAATGGTACGTGGCGAGCCAAGTCTTATGACTTGAGTCGCTCCACCTCTTTGCAACCTAACGGTGATTATACGTTAGGTGGCACTTTGGTAGGATCTTTGTCCGGCGGCGGTAGTTTTAATACCGTCGTGAACAAAGGCTCCATTTCTTATACAGTTCACTCTCCCCAATCTTTTGGGAAGAGCAATTACTGTAAGCATGTCGTAGAAAAGGTAACATATCCGTATACTGGAGAAATTAAAATCCTCCATGATACGGCTGCGGCTCCTACTCGAGAATATCGTTTTAACGATTATCCCTCGACAAGAGTTAAACCTGCTCACGACTCTGCTAAGGCAGCAGCTATAGCTGCATTTGCCGTCCCTTTGGACGGCAATGTTCTACCTGCCAATGCCAAGCAGTACATCTTTGATGGATTTTCAAAGATGAAGCCAGACCTCACCGACGTTTCTTTACCCAATTTCCTTTTGGATCTTGGACAAATGAAATCTCTCGTTGATCTCTGGTCTAGTCGTCGTAGTGTCGTTAGAAACGTTGCCGGTGGATGGCTAAACTATTCATTTGGCTGGCGTCCAACTATATCGGACGTCGGCAATATGATAGAAGCCATTACCGGAGCTCAACGTCAACTAGCGATGTGGAACGCCTCAACTTCGAAGATTATATCGAAGCATACGGTCGTATACACAAATTCGGTCTTCAAGAGTGGCTCTTTGTCTAACATACCTACGGCACTTGGTACAACTAAGTGGTGGGGTTCTTTAGATCAAATAGTCACCGCCCATGTGGCGTATCGTCCTTCTGTAATAACAGGAGTTAACGATTCGTCTAGGAAGCTGCAGGCTTTGCTTGACAGCCTTGGGTTTGAGTTGAACCCAGCGATTCTATGGGATAAACTACCTTTTAGCTTCGTCGTTGATTGGTTTATCAACGTCGGGGGCTTCTTGGAGTCTATCAAAATAGATACGCTGGAGTTGCCCATTCTACTGCTTGATTCTTACGTGCAGTATAAACAGACTATGACGGTAGCTACCACCACCACGTATGCCGCTGATGCGACATATCAGGGATGGTCTCTACCGGGGGCGGTCGGCGCATATAAATATTTTGAGCGCTGGCCGATCCTTCCAAAAGTAGGAGACGTTTCTACTCTTGGTTGGAAATTCCCTTCGCTAAAGCAGTGGTCTTACGGCCTCAGCTTAAGCTTAACCCGATGATTCCTTGTAGGAATCTATCAATAAGAGTATATACTCTTATAAACCTTGTGCAACTTTTAGCACATAACAATCCCCTTTACTGGGGAGGAGCATGCTATGTCTCTAGGAACGAGTTTGGCCCTTTCGAAAGATTCACCGACCGACGTTGATACAAACCTTAGTACGTTTGATCTCCGTGCGGCCGACATCAATCATTCAGAGTACTCCGTCGCAGGGCTTACCCTGCCAAGCGAGAGGAAACTGACGATATCTCACGATATCGGTAAGGGGGGTGAACAACGACACTTGATTCGCATCGATGATACTGTTGTCGATGCGCTTCTCGTGCCTGCAACAATGTCGGTTTATGCCGTCATTGTTCGTCCATCCAACACGGCCGTGACCAACGCTCTCTTAATTGAGAACGTTAATCGCTTGATCGACTTCTTAATTGAAGGCGGGTCAAATGGTAACGTCACGAAAGTTTTGAACAGCGAGGTTTAATTCTCGCTGCTAGAAACTTATCCGTTTCAGCGCCTTTTCAATACGCTGTGCGGCGTGTTCAAGCTTTACCTAGTTGCTCATGGGATGCTTCTCGGAGATCGTCAATGTATAACATTGGTAATCTGAAAAGCCTACTCCTATTATGGGAGTACCTGGCAACTAACCGGCGCTACTCGAAGTACGTTACTAAGAAGGATTTAGAAACCTTCCAAAAACGTGCTAGAGCAGAGGGGATTCCCTTCTTAACGACTAAGTTGCCTTCTTTAGGGAAGGCCTTAGACAAGTTCCACGCGACTTCCGAGTGGATACCTCCATCTGATTTTGAGTTAGATGAAGGTAACTCGCCGAAATTTCTTGGCGATTGCTTGGCTCGTTGCTTTGAAGGAAATCCGGAAGCTATAGATTGTTATCGTCAATTGACGTTAATTTTCTATAAATTGGAGGTTGACTATGATCCGGAAATCGAAAGGAGTTTCCTCGAAGACTTCAAAAAGGTCGACGCGGAACTTCCTACGGAGTTTGATTCAACTGATAAAATACTTATCAGGGCTCGATCTTTGGTAAGACGGGTTCTGTGTAATACAGATCCCCTCGAATCAAGACCTTGCCACGGCAGCGGTGCAACTGCTTGCCGTACGTCAAATTCTGAGAAGTGGCACAAGCTTCGATATTATTCGAAGCTTGATGCCTTCTTCTCTTATCCGGATTACTTCTTCTACTCATACACTCATCTAGCTGATCAGCTAGATAAGCTTGAGAATGCGGAAGAGTCGAATCCGAGAGCACGAGTAGTACTCGTGCCCAAAGATTCTCGTGGTCCCCGTGTTATTTCATGTGAGCCTGCTGAAATGATGTATATACAGCAAGGCCTCATGAGACAGCTCTATAGGACCATCGAAACCCACTCTCTCACTCGAGGTCTGATAAATTTCACAGACCAAAGCATAAATCAAGAATTAGCTAAGGATGGTTCTATTACTGACCATTATGCTACTCTTGATCTTGCAGAAGCGTCTGATCGTGTTTCCTTAGCCCTCGTCCGGTTTTTGTTTCCCGAACGTTGGGTTGAGGCTCTCGAAGCTTGTCGCTCCGAGGAAACGATCTTACCTTCTGGTGATATTGTAAAGCTCAACAAGTTTGCCCCTATGGGTAGTTCTTGTTGCTTTCCAGTTGAGGCTATCGTTTTTTGGGCAATAGCCAGCGCTTCCATACAAATACATTATGAAACACAAGTCACTCAGGAATACGGGTATTGGATACCTATTATGTATAATAGTAGGGAAACATCACTCGTACGACGTCGTGACTGGGTGGAGCCTAATGTATATGTTTACGGCGATGACATCATTGTTGATGCCGATAAGGCTCGACTCGTGGTGGACGGCCTGGAGTCCTACGGACTAAAAGTCAATAGGGCCAAGTCGTATGTGAGTGGACCTTTCCGTGAATCTTGTGGTGGTGACTATTACAAAGGTGAAAATGTCACTCCTATAAGAGTAAGGAAAGCACTTGCATCATCAGTGTGTAGTCAGGTTACAGATGCAGCCCTTTGCAATACTTTAATTGCAAAGTTGGGGCTAGTTGATTCCCAATCGATCATTTCTTTGATCGACGGTTTGTATCAACAACCCCTGCCAAGGTCAATGCGCAACCTTCCCGGTTGCGTGTCGATTACGGCCATTTGTAACGATGTTTTCTATCAACGAAGGTGGAACAAAGACCTTCAAAGATGGGAACATCGCATCCCGGTTCCATACACCAAGGAGTTATCCATTGGTGACATCGCATGGTGCGAGCTCCTACGGAAGGAGCTGGTTCGGGATTTGCCTAATGACATTGAATTCATTTACGAGAATCAACTAAGGATAATTGAATCTCGGATGGATCCAGGTCACTACGCTGTTACCCACTCAGCCCGTATGAAGTGGGCATGGACGTGGCTTGGTTAAGCCACGCTGCTTAGGCGTCCCGCGGCCTCCTAAAGAGCCGCGGATAAACGACTAGGTGTTGGGGGGGTCTCAGGCGTGAAGCCTGGGATTAAAAT